TATTGCTCCTATATTATCAGAATATAATATAAAAGAATATTATAAGGACCACTACGGCTGTGTTAAGTCCGGTTTAGGTGAGTCTTTTGAATTGTTATTTAATGGTGAATTCTTTGATCAAAAAACAATTAACGAGTGGCAGATTTACCCAAAATTTTCTTGCGTCCCAGTTTCGGTGGAGGAGTCTTCCGAGGTTCCGGGTAATGGGACACCGTCTTAACTAATTGATACCACTGATCCCTGATGCCTGGGTCCTTAGTCTTGTTATATTCAATCGCTAATTTATCTGCTTCCCTACTTATTTTTTCAATTACCATTTGTCTTGACATGTTATCCCTTTCCTTGACCCTTGTAACGTCGGGTCCGTTTTTGTCTTTTCTCTGATTTATTTAATGATTTCTTATGTTGACGGCTGCCTCTTTTCTTAGGCTTGTCTCTTACAACATGATCTTTAAATTTCTTAGCCATTATTTAATATAATTTTCTTTGATCCATTTTTTATCAGACTCATCTAATTTTAAATATCTGATACGTCCATTGATGTGTTGTTTCGTATCGTGTCCACAGTTAGTACATCTATAGAAATCTGAAACGATTGCAACTAAAATTGAATCTTCTTCACACTCTTCACAGATACCATGTACGGTATCTATTTTATTAAACATTTTGAATTTACTGCTCATACTAAATCTACTGCCTTTCCTATAATTGGTTTATATTTTACTTTCTTGTCTTCTCTATACGCATGTAAGAACTGTCTTCTTGGTTGATAGGGTATGTAACTAGCATGTATCCATCCAGAGTTAGGTTCTCCTGGCGTATAAAATTCTAAAATCAATTGATCTGTCTCAAGATTCTTATGTATCCAATCTGCAACTTCAGCATTATCCACACCCAATACTTCGAAGTCTGCAGCGCAGGCATCCGCATGCTGTGATTTCTCACTACTACCTATTGCTCTACATAATTCCGGAGCCCTGAAGCCTGAGGTAACTTTCACTCTACCGAATTGATCTCGTACTGGCTGCAGTACATTTTCACATAATTGTTTTAACTTATCAATCTGGTCACCGTTAGGATTGTTATCTATATTTAATCTAATCGCTGTATCCGATTTGATGAGTTCTTGAAGCGTGAAGTTTCGTGAAAGGTTCATAGTGTGGTTGAATAATTAAAATTTATAAAATCATCTTTATATTTATTTTGAATTATTTTCATATTAGCTTCTGTTAATAATTTTTCAACCTCTTGTCTATTTTTTATTCCACTAAAACTAAAGCTTTTTGATTCATTATTATTTTTTATTTTTAATGTATTGCACATATTATCTATATCTTCTTTTAAATTTTCTAGTTTTAAAACATAAGATAATTTATTAACATATTCACCTAAGTAATCTGTAATTGGACATACGTGTGTATAACTATGTATTCTCCATTTTTTAATTTTTTCAAAATCAATATCTAAAAATTTTTCAAATGTTTTTATTTTATCTTTCATACCCTTATCTCTACCCCATGCTCCTTTCTTTTGATGTTTCCACATAGACACAGCTCTATAGTATGGATTTCTAACTAATGTAATATATTGGCTAGTGCTTAAAATTAATTTTTTATTGTTTTCATGACTTAATAAACGACTGTTATCTGTGGCTGCAATCTTTTTTGGACTACAAAAACCAATAAAATTTGTACTACCTGTTTTTGCTGTTCGCAAAAAAATCATTATTTAGATTTAATAATTTTATCTATACTATAGCTTCCATCGACATTTTTGTAAAGCTCCGCTTCTACTTCACCACACATAAATTGTTTGTTTTTCATGTCCATATTACGTGTTGCTTCTCTTTTCATCTTTAAACAAGTTGATAAATTATCTTGAATTCTATGTTCAACTAAACTTCCGTTTATAAACAGACATAATGCAAATACTACTTTTATCACTAATGACTCCCATTACCATTTGCAAATTTTATATCTCTTGTTGCATCCTTTAATTTCTCTATATCTTTTTTTAATTTTTCTATTTCTTTTTCATGACTAGACAACATTACACCTGTGTGTACATTTGCTTCTAACATTTTTTGCATCTTCTCTATTTGAGTTGCCTGCCATTCCAGGATCATAAATTGTTCTTGATCAATTGGTTTTTGAACTGATGCTTCTAATAAATCTTTTTCAAATAATTGATTCTTAGTCTCTAAACGATTTAATCTTTCAATCACACCGAATGCAAACCATGCACCTACCACAATAGAACTAACCAACATTAAAAGGTTACGTAATGGTAAACCAATATTTGTATTATCACTTATCTTCATCTAACGGGTCCACCGAAAAATGCCAACAAGACAAATGCTACTATTAATAAACCTGTATAATAGTAATTCATCCTGGCAGCCTCTACTATTGACATGATAAACACTCATCTGAATCAGAATCTAAATCTGCTAACGCTTCTTCTTTACACTCTTGACTACAAAACAAATCTAATTCATCGTTCGCATCAAAAGCTTCTTTACACTTTTTACATTGTTTTTTCATTTTTTCTCCTCGATATCATAAAACATTTTATCAGAATCTTCTGTTACCCAGTCTCCGCCTTCTGCATCCCATACAGTATTTTGTACTTTGTAGTCAGGCCAATCGTTATCTGTTGTGTAACTATTAACATGCCAAATGATTCTGTTGTTTGGCTGCGCAGCATAATTGCCGTTTTCAAGTGCTATAATATGTGCACACTTGTGTTCTTGCGGAATTTCTGAATGTTCCGTGTTTAATATATTAGTCTCTGGATGAGCCCAGTCAACCGTAAATAAGTATTGACCTTTGTAAAATTTTTTATCTTTACCTAGATATTTTCCGTCTATACCAGCCAACCAATCAAAGCAATGCACACTAGGATAATAACTAAAACAATTCCACAGTTGAAGTTCGTTCGTCTGCATATCCGGCACATCGGCTCTGTCATAGTGTTTTTGGAAAAACGCTGAGATAGGCAAACGCCAAAAGCACGCACCATTGGGTAGCATGATGTTAAATAAGAGTGCGCGACCTGAAATAGAGACCAGACCAAAGATAACGCAGTCACTACTTTCTCCCTGATGTTCTTTAAAATCATAAAGATACTCCTTCCTTATTTTACAGTAAATCGGCGGTATATTAGCATTTAAATAAGCCATAGTACATTATTTTATTTCTCCCCAATTAGGACCAGACTCATAGTCTACTTTATTTGGCACTTCTAAGTCAACAGCATTTTCCATAATATCTTTTATTTTTTTTGCTTGACTTTCTGATTCTATAGAAAAATCTAATTCATCATGTATTTGTATATGACCTATTAAACCTTCTTTATATAAATCAACCATTGCTTTCTTAGTCATGTCTGCTGCACTACCTTGAATTAATTTATTTAATGCTTTGTATGTAAAAGCTCTACGTGTAGAATTTTGATGCCAATAATTTCTTTTTGGTTTACCATCTTTATCTTTTACAATATTTCCTTCAAAATCTTTTATGTGTGGACCCATCTCTTGTAGTTCTAACATACGTTCATGATCTTCTGGTGGTACATAAGTTCCCCAATCAGCTCCTCTAAGTACAGGTTCGTATTTAGGAAACCTACAACGTCTTCCAAGAAGAGTTTTAATCTGTCCTTTACTTTGTGCTGCAGTCATAACTTTATTCATTAATTGTTTTACGAAAGGTGCTTTAGCGTGATACTGTGAAAATAATTCTTCAGCATGATCTTTATCAACACCTAACTCTGCTTGAAGTTTTGCTTTACCCATACCATAGAATAATCCAAGGTTAATTGTCTTTGCTTGCGATCTAGGTATGTGTGCCATCTCAGCTACAATTTTGTGAAAGTCTGTTGAAGGATCTGTTTCATATGAATCTGCAATTGCATTTACAGAAGGCAAAGAAAATTTTAATGCGTAGTGTGCAACGAGTCTTGGTTCCTGTTGCGAGTAATCAAATGTTCCCCACTTACAACCTTCTTCAGGTATAAATAAACTTCTAAGTAAAGGCCCTGTTTCCGGATCCCTGGCTGGTATCTGCTGTAGGTTTGGATTTGAATAACTAAATCTTCCTGTAACGGTTCCCCCATCATCAGATCGTATTTGATTTATATCTGCATGGATTCTGCCTTTGTGTTCATGTTTTAAAATTGTATCAATAAATGTTGTTCTGACCTTGTTTATTTTTCTAGCTTCTGCTATCATGTTCACTACAGGATTATCATGATTAGTTATAAAATTTTTAGTAAATGAAGGAGAGTCAGTCTTTTCAGTTCGGGTATAAGGTAGGTTCAGTTTTTCAAAAACTTTCGCAATACTTGCTGCAGCCCATATTTGAGTATCTACTCCTGTTTCTATTTTTATTTGTTGTAATAGGTTTTCTTCTTTTGCTGCCAGTGCTATTTTCAATTGACTGGCTTTCTCGATATCTACCCGAACACCTAGGTGGCGCATATCGACTAAACAAGGAAAGAGATCGGTCTCAAGATTAAATATATCTTGAAGGTTATCTTCAACAATTACTTTTTTTAATTTGTGCCAAAGCTTTAAAGTTATCTCTGCATCTTTTTCTGCGTAAGCTCCTACTTCCATTGCAGGTAATCTCCACATGTCTGCTTTAGGATCTAGTCCTCTCGACTTAGCTGCTTCAACTAATCTTGCTTCACTTTTACCTTCACCTAAATGATTCCAGGACAAAGTATTTAGTGTATATGAAAATCTATTTTCATCTATAAGACTGGCTGCAATCATGGTATCTATTATTAAACCATTGATTTTTATACCTAAATTTCTAATCCAACATACGTCGTACATTGCATTATGAAATATTTTTGTAGCAGGTGATTCACAAACATCTTTAAACCATTCTAAAGTTTTCTTACGATCCATGTTTGGTCCTTCACCATGAGCAATTGGAAAATAATTTTTATATCCATCTACTGCTACAGCTATACCTACTACTTCACCATCACCGGCGATTGCACCTGAACCTGTTTCTTTTAAATTTGGATCACGTGTTTCTAAGTCAATTGCAATTTCATTTGCTGATCTAAGATCAGGATACTCTGTAGGTACTACCCATTCTGTCTGTGCTACTATCATATTAAATCAAATATATATATTGTCATTATAATTAAACCAAATATTTCTGTGTAAACATTCATTTCTTTTTAACCATGTCTTTCATCTTCTTTATTTCTAATTCACAGTAATGAATTATCTTTTCTAAATCTTGTATGCCATTTTTATTTTTATAACGACACACATACTTTATAACGTTTCCCTGGAAAAAGGAAAGTTCATTCTTAGAAATAAATTCATACGGCTGTATGTGAAAATCTTTGTAGTGACTCCCGCCTATCTGCTTATCTTGTGGAAATGCTTCATCCAACATATCTTTATTTGTCATAACTGGTAACCCTTTCTTGATGTGTTTAGTTTTATTTTATATAAATTGTTACGTGCTCTTGTGGTTCCTACGTACCAAACTCTATGTTCTTCATCTGCTTTGTCTTGACTTTGTTTTATGGCTTCAATAATTTTTTTGCCCATATCCAAACATAGAATCACATTGTCCTGCTCTCCACCTTTTATAGCGTGTATAGTTGATAACCATATTCTTGCAGGTTCTTTTAAATTTTCTTTGTTTTCTAAAAGACGTAATAAATATTCTTTACTAACATCTTCTTCTAATTTAAATGCATCAAACCAAGTTTTGTTTTTATTTAGTTTTACATCTCCTGTAAAATTTTTTATATTTTTTAATTCTTCTTCTGTTAACTCTTTACCTTTACGCCATTCATTGTAACTATTCATAGCATTAAACATTGTGACTTTAATACTTTTACCTCTGTTACTTTCAAAATATAAACCTTTCTCTATTAACATATCTTGTATTTTTAAAAGCTTAGATACGGTTCTAGTTATAATTAACCATTTACCTTTAGTTAAATCTATCTCATCTAAATTATATATCTCTTCACATTTACCTTGATAGTTTCTAGGGTAATACTTTTTTAATTTTCTAGCGCCTACAATATTATTGATAGGTACAGTGGATTGTAATTGAATTGATTTAGATACTCTTTTTGAATATATTAATGTTTTTTCTTTTGCAGGTTCTGCAATAAATCTTTTTACATCTGCACCGGCCCACGCAAATATGGCCTGGTCATCATCACCTGCTAAATAAATATCTTTAGTTTTTGTTTTTAAAATATCAAATAGTTTCCACTGTAATGGTGAAAGATCTTGAGCTTCATCAATAAATATAACATCAAACTCTGGTATGTTTTCAGGTTGATCCGTTAAAATTTGAATTATGTTATTAAAATCTAATAGTTTCTTTTTAGATTTATATTCCAATAAGTTATTGTAGATATGATCTAATTGTTTCCAATTTACATTTCTTGGATCGTGTTCTTCTAAATCAAATTCTTTTCTAATACTTGTACATTTATTTACTGCTCTACTTATTATTTGAAAATATGGATTTTCAAAACCTAAATAAAAAGACTCATCTTTATTATACCTATCATAAAATTTTACTTGAAGATTTAATTTTTTAC